CCGGAATAAAATATATTTTACGTGATATTTTATTCCCTTAAATGAACCCTTATTAAATGTGTTTACAACCTTATTTTGAAGAAGATAAGATTGTTTACGCAAATTTTAAGGATTCCTTTATTGAATACTAGCGAAGATTTAATGAGTAGCAACTTCGTAACCTCCATCGCTGGAGATTACGATTTTATAGTAAATTACTACTTTACTAGTAGTGGTCTACACGTAAAGGAAGGATCGAATTGATGTAACACAAGGAAACGTTATATTGGTGGTTGTATGCCCACAAAAAACATTCAATAAATTTTAAAGTGAGCTTTTCATCTCACAAAAGAAAACTGAAAATGAAGCTTTAATAAATGTAAGCAATGGTTTTTTCTGTCTCCATTTAAAAGATACGTAATGCTTTTATTTATATGATTAATAAATTTGAGATACTGGATTATATTTATTTGGGTGTTACAACTCTTATATTTATAAAATCAAACATATGAATCGCCACTCTTGTAACCTAGTTGAGTGGAAAAACATTATTTTGATGAGGAATAGTGTAGACTTTGTATTTTTATTTTGGTTGCTCTGTAAATCCAATTTTTAATTGGTATTATGAACCGGGGATTTTCTTTTTGAAGTAAAATTAGCCCCAACCTTTCTTAACTTAAACCAAGAGGACTAACGTACGGTTGCTGGCGTATTGGTGATTTGTTGTAATAGAGATATTATAGCACTTTTTATACGTCGGAGGCACTATTAGTTTAAACCATCGGATTAATTAGAATGGAATCAAGTACCTGAAGCTACAATCAATCACACGGGAGTAGCGTAACAGACTAGTATCTATTAATGCCTGTTTATTCATATCCTGGAAAAATTTGAGTAATGAAAGATCAATGTATAAAATGAGTAGTCATTTTAAACAAGGGGAGGGGTGGACCTTCGGTAAACCACAAAGTGGTCGTACACTATGTGCGACAAGCGAGCATAAGCTTACAAGAACGCCTCTTAAACGTGGAGCTATATCAGACGTTTTGACACCACGCAATAGTGTGGTTTTATATATAAAAAATAAGTATCCTGAATTACTTGGATGCGATTTAAAATATTATGAACTCGAAAAATCTGAGTATTTTTATTTTGATTATGATCGAAAGGTTTTAATGAATGTATCTAATAAATCATTTTCTAAAAAGACATTAAATAATAAATGCATAACTAAAAGGACTTATCAGTTACTTATCCATAAAATTTCGAATGGATGGAAAACTGAAGGAGGTTGTTTTGAAGCACTTTTTGAAAGGTTTGTACCAAATATAACACATAAAGTACAAACTGTTATTGATACAACAAAATCTCTTTTAACTAGTTTAACATCGACTAGTTTAAAATTGATATTTTTTGATGTATTAGTGTTTATAACAAATTTGAGAGATGGTTGTGTAACTTTAACGAAATTAATAACATCAATAACCACTATTATAACCCTCGGAATGAGAATATCGGACAATTTTAGAATAGCTGAGGGAACAGTAGTAGAAGGAGCCCAATTTCAACCAGAAATGCTAGATGGATTCCCTTTATCAGGTGCTGATATATTTTTAGGTTTATCTTTAATACTTCCAAAGAGTATTGTTGATCCACTTAAAAGTTTTTATTCACTATCAGGTAAGAGAATTACAGATTGCGATTTATTGATGAATACAATAACATCTTTATTTTCTTTATTTTTAAAGACTTTTGAATATTTAATAAATACTTTTTCTTGGTGCTCTCTTTTTAAACCTTTACTTTTATTGTTTAAAAATTTAGCAAGTTATTTTATTGCTCACAACAAGATTAAAGAAATCGTTACGTTGTATACACGCTATGTTACTGATCAACAAGTAATGTTTGATCCTATTTATCGAGAAAAAGTTTTGAGTGTCTATAGTAATTGTTCTTCGGATGAATTTTTTATGGCCTATGTTAATAATTCTGATAATAAACATTTTAAAATATCATGGAATGCCTTTAAGGAAAACGTTGTAAAGTTTGCGAGAACTTTCGACATTTCTGGAAGAGATGAACCTATATGTTTAGTATTTGAAGGTGCAGCAGGATCAGGAAAATCAGTTTTAATGAATGCTTTTGTAGATTATTTAAGAGTGTCACGATCTGTATATATTCATACTGTTCCATCAGTTGATTGTGGTAAAGATTTTTATGATGATTATGAGAATCAAGAAGTATTCGTTATGGATGATGTCGGTCAACAAGGCATCTCACAATGGAGAACAATTATTAATTATGTATCGCCAGTTAAATTTCCCTTAGAGTGTGCTACAGCTAGTAAAAAGAATACAAAATTTTTTAATTCTAAAATTATTTTATGTACAACTAATCATTTTAAATCTTTACATAATTTTACTAAAACAGATTGTATTTCAGAACCAGCCGCTTTATTTCGACGAATTCATTTGATATCGTGTGCTAAGACAACAGATAGTTTGTTTAGACAAACTTTACAATATAGTAAGTACGCTTATTTGGATGGTAATGTTTGGTTAAATAAGTTTTTATATCAAAATAGTAAAATAATTTTACCAACAAAAGTTAATAAAGGTACAATGAATATAGATAGAACACAATTTACTGAAATGAAATTTGAGCAACCTACAACTATTAGTAAAGTTGCTAGTTTATATAGCGTATCGATTAAAGATTTATTAATAATTAATCCTGGGGTAACGAAGTTTCAAACAGTAAGTAGTCTTAATGTCTTTAATGATTCAGATTCATTACTTTGGTTGGCTAGATTATTAAAAGCACTCGAAGAAAGTGAGTTAGAGAACCGTAGAGGTTTAACTTTATCAAATCAACAGAATTTAGAACTAAGGAGTGCTTTAGATGATGATAGTGAAAAAGAAAATATTGTTTTGGAAACATCAGAAGAATTTGTGGATGCAGTATCAGAACCGCTTCTACAATCAGAGTTAATAACATCTCCCGAAAGTTTGTTTTCTGAAATGTATAATAAAGTTAGAATGTTACCATGGGAATCTTTAATTAATGGAGTTGAATTATTTCAAGAATGGATTGGTTGGACTTTGACCTCAATTTCTAATTTAACTTCAAATGTTTTAGATACATTTTTTGGATTAATTTTAACGCCTAATGGACAAGAACTTAATATTATATCAAAAATATTTCTTTATATCGTTTGTTATGGGATTGCATCTTGGTTGATTAGTTATTTGAAACAAACAATTTCCCCACCGACTTGTGCAGAGTCTAGAGAATGGAAAAAATGCACTCAAAAACTAAACGATGATACTCAGAAATATTTATCAGAAGGTGGAGTTAACGTAGCGATACCAAAAATTGTAGAAGATTTATCACGTTTTTCGAGATTATTTGTAAATCGAGTTACCAATGAAATGACACATGGAATAGTTAGTGGGAAGTTTATCTTGCTTCCCGGACATGTACATTTTAATAAAGCTAGAGTTGATGTTTATCAAACTTGGGATCATAAGGATCAAGGTTGTAAGGAGTTAGAAGAAGTAGAACTTCTTATGGTAGAAACATTTTTATTACAGGATTTAGCTGTATATGTTTTTGCTGATAATTCCCTACCACTGTATAAGAAATGCAATCCTTTATTTAATTCTGCAAATACAACAAATGATCCTACATGTTTTTATGTAGGTACTAATAATATAGTAGCAGGAATGAAAGGGCTCAATTTTAAACGAAATAGTGAAGAAATTAAATATATCGGAGGTGGATATAATATTAATCACCCAATAAATTCAGGATTTATGTATCCAGTATCATCACGAGGTTTATGTGGATCATTTATGGCAGATACGACAGGTACCATAATTGGTTTTCATATTGCTGGAAATGGAGATCTTGGCTTTATGATGGAACCCCCAATGTTTGTGAAAGAGAAGATTAGAGAAATTATGCTTAGTGGTATTGAAGCAGAATTTGAAATAGATGGTAAAATTATTAAAGGTCTATCAGGAGTTCGTTTACGATATTTTGATGGAGCTATCAAAAAAGTTTATCCAATAGTTAAAACAAATTTTGTTAAATCACCTTTGCATAGGGATTTTAATCCTGTTACGAATAAAATTTTGGATGAGATTGCTTATATAGAAGGCGACATTCAAAGTAAAGGTCCACCCATCATAACGCAACCAATCGCTAAATTACAAGAGACTGCTCTGAAAACGTTCAAACATCAAGGGACAGTTTTAGATTCTGAATTATTATTTATATCTGATTATTTAAACACTATAATGGTCCCTTTTTCTGATATATCAGATCATGAGACAGCATTTGGAAATGAATATCTTCCACATTTGAATAAAGATGCTGGTAATGGTTATGGTTTAGAAAAAGATAGAACGTTTTATTTTGATTATGAAAATAAGGTCATAACTGAACAAGGTAAAGAGTATTTAAATAATTATAAGAACAAGATTATGACGGATACTATGACAATAACTGATAATTTATGTGTAGAAACATTTAAAGATGAATTACGTCTTGAAACAAAACGAGAAAGTCCTAGAACATTTAGAATTATGCCTATGGGTCATATTTTTTATGGTAAAAAAATTTTTGGTCAATTAATGAAACATTTTAAATTAACTAAACATGAGACCGGTTTAGGAATTGGGTTTAATCCATATAAAGATTTTGATATTTTAGCTCAAAAATTACAAGGATGTAGAACTCTTTGTGATATAGATTTTTCAAAATGGGATGGTTCTTTACACGTTTCCATAATGAGAACAATTCATCATGTTTTTAAGAAATTCTATACAGGTTATAATACAAAAATATTGGATACGATCTGTGAAACAACATATAATAGTAATATATTAGTGTATGATGCCTTGTATAAAACAACACATGGTTTACCATCTGGTATATGGCTAACTTTATTATATAATTGTTTATATAATAAATGTTTGACAGCTTTAGTAGTGTATCGAAATGGAGGAGCATTGCAAGATGTTCATGAAGTTGTAGATTATGTTACTGGAGATGATAAGATCTGTGGTACTAATGGAAAGTATTTGAATGCTTTATTGATAGCTGAAACAGCTAACGCTTTAGGAATGGCTACTACTAATGGAGACAAAACACCAATTGAGCGTCCAACGCAAGATTTTTCAAAACTGGTTTATTTAAAACGAAAATTTGTCAAACCCAAACATAAGAATAAATATCCTTTTGGAGAAAAATACATGGGAGCATTAGATATGGTTACAATTTTAAATACAATTCAGTGGATGGACAAAAGTAAAGATCTTGTTATTTCAATGGAAGGTAAAGTTAAATCAATGCAAATTGAATCATATTTACATGGAGAACTTTTTTATGCTCAATTTCTTAAAATAATTAAAGAGGGTGCTCCAGAAATTCCTCTTTTTACTGAAGATCGTATTGTAGAAATTTTATTATCAGATGATGGTTATAATTATGTTAACTCATTATCTGGTAAGGATATTTCTTGGAATATATAAAAACTGGAGGTTTGCAACCTATAGCACGTGTTATTAAAATATCAGTTATAAATTTTGTGGTAATCGAAATGCTAGATTTAATAACATGAATAACAATTACCTATTCCCCATTTAATTATACAAGGATGTAATATTAATAATTGCAATATCAGAAAAATTTTCAAAAGTTTTTACTTCTTTACGACAAAAGAAGTCATCGAAATACCTACCATTTATGGTGAGATGTCAAAAGTATTAATTCCAGATGAATATAAAATGAATTATGACCAAATTTTAAATAAACCATTCCCCGTTAGAACAATCGAGTGGAATACTGGAAATGTCGGTTTTACTGAACTTGGTCGATTATCTTATCCAAGTGCAATATTTGATGCTATGAATGGTGACACATTATCGCGTGTTCCATTTTCAGCTTCAACTTTTTTCCAAGCTAGAATGTGCGCAATGTTACAGGTATCTGGCACTCCAATGCACATGGGTTTATTGCTAGTTGCTGCTTTACCAGTAGGGACTCCAGTAATAACGGACGCAAATCAAATTTTAACAGCTCCCCATGTGTTTTTGAATGCAAATGAATCTACATCAGTATGTTTAGAATGCCCCATGTATACTCCAACATCAGTATATAGAACGGGTAGGAGTGTAGCAACTAACGATGTTCAAATATCAAGTTCAGCTTTAGGATTAAATGTATTTGATTTAATCTTTTTTGTTATGGATGCTTTAGCTACTGGTGCAAATTCATCTACTAGCGTAACAATTTCAATACATAATATATTTAAAAAAGCTGATTTTTATGTACCTAGAAATAATGAGGTGACTTGGTCAGCCCAATCTGGTTTTTATAATATTCCTACAACTATATTAGATAAAACAGCCAATGTATTAAAAACTGTTACTGGTGATCTAATAGATAGAGCAAGATTGGTAGTAAATAAATATACTGGTTTTCACAATCCAAATGATTCAACAACGTTTAATAAAAATTTAGTAGTTTTTCGAAATTCACCAAATTCTGTGGATTCCAAAGTACATTTTGAAGTTTTAGATAACCATCCAACTTATAGTAGAATTGTAGATGACTATATTTTTAGAACACGATCAGATGAGATGGATTTAAAATTTCTTTTAGATAAACCAGTTTTTTGTGGTGCGTTTTCAGTTAATTCAAATGACGTTTCAGGAACATTATTAGCAGCTATACCTATAACACCAATGGTAGAGGTCGCGGTAAATAGTGGAAATGTGTCAACTAATTTTTATTCACCAATGCGTACAATTTATGAATGTTCAAGACATTGGCGTGGTTCTTTACGATTACATATTCAATCTGTTTGCACTAATTTTCATTTTTGTAAAATCATTGTTTTAAAGAATTACGCTAATGGTAAGGGAATGTTGCTTAATACCAATGTAAGACCAACTTTAGCATCAGTACATCATTTAAATTTGGATGCTTTAGAGTATTCCGCTGGAGGTGAAATTCAGACTATCGAATTACCTTTTTGTTCACAATTTAGACAATTGGAATGTACTAAAGATGTTAATGCAAATGCTGTTGCCCATGGGGTTGCTTATATTTATTTATTTCAACCTTTAGTTTTTAATGCAACTGTACCAACATCCATTCAATTTAACGTTTATATGTCAGGTGGAGAAGATTTAGAATTTAGTGGTTATGCTACTGATAATTTTAATATACCTAATGGAACTCCTCCTAATTATCAATTTAATACTCCATTTTTCCCAGAAAGTTTTAGACCTGAATCAGGGGAAAATTGTGATGAAGCCAAAACATTAGTTGAAGAATCATGTCAAGAAGCTATATTAAATGCACCTGCAGAAATTAGAGAAAATAATGTAATTGCCTTTAAAGCAAATAAATCAGTTAGAGATTATTGTAGGTTTATGTATCCACAAAGTGTAATAACTTTTGTTCCTACAAAAACGAGCGATATATTAGCTATACCATTGTCATCATTCTTTTTAACATCAGGAACTAACCTTACAAGGGATGCTTTTACAATGTTTTCTAGTTTTTATTTAGGTTTGTCAGGTGGTTTTAAGGTTAAACTTAAGATAACCGGGGCAACTGCAGCTTCAGCAGCATTTATACCTCCAACAACATTTGCTGATATAACTGTATCTAGGTTGTTTCAGAGTCAAACACCTATACCAACTGATGCCATTTTGCGTGGTGTATTTGAAAATTCATCTTTATTTGTACCTGGTACTAAGTCTTTTACTTTTCCTCAGATCGAAATGCAAGATTATACAAGAATGTATCAAAATACACTGAAACCAAGTCATTTATTTGAATTAGAATTCGTTATACCGAATATGAATACATGTAATTATACAGGAAATGCTTTGAAATGGCGTGGATTATCTGATTATGAAAATGATTTAGGATTTATATTTCTTAGATATGAAACAGCGAATAATGGAGTCACAAATTCACCTATTTCAATTGAACCATTTATTGGTTTGAATGATGAATCACGTTTTGGTTTTCAGGTATATAGTCCTAAAAAATTAATTAATGTAACATCAAACGGATTATCAATTTCACGAAGTAGTCTTTTTAATTTTAAGAGTGCAACTGGAGTACCAATGTCCGGTGTGTCATCTTCTTCTTATTATTTTAAAGCTATTTAATAAACGGGTTATACACGAAAGATATACTCGACCTACAAGTCGTAAAACTGTATTGGCCGAGATTTGCCATTAAACTATTAATAGACCGAGAGATGTCTTTAAACTATTGTTTATGATTTTTTAAAAATCACACAGAGTAATAACTCTATTATGAATCTTTAGGAAGAATCCGTTTATAGTTAATCGAAAAAACTTTCGTCAATGTCTAACTAGTTACTTAGATCAACTGAACAACGTAGGCTGGTCCTGCGTGTAAGCTCTGGTGTATACTCAAATATTTATATTTCAGTATATACTATTACACTCTTGGTTTACAGATATTTTTGTAATTTTTGCATTAAAATTTTAAATTTCCAATGGATTATTTTATTTGTATTGTAGACTAGACCTTTAGAAATTTTTGAGAAACCGTACTATATACGAAAATATAGACTTCACAAAAGAAGTAATAAAATGCTCCCTCTCACGCGAGGAAACGTG